CTTTCTACCTAATTTTTCTAACTCAGATTTTGTCATGATCTGTAAGTGAGTTATCTTTAATTTCTTCTTAGGTTTGACAAATATATTTTTTAGAAAACTAAACATACATCCTCCTATTTTGTAAGTTTCTTGTGCTTCTCGAACGACCTCAAGCCACCGAGTCCAAGCATACCAAGTAGAACTGTCATCAAAGTATCCATATCAAAACTTGGTAAATCCATTTTCATACCAAACAACGCCAGAAAAAATATTAAGAATGGTTGTATAATAAAATGATAACCCATAGCTAGAGTACAGATCCACCCACAAGCTGGTCGCCATCCAGCAATCCACCAACTCCTAGACTTTGCCTCTTCTTTGTTAACTTCGATCTGAGATTTCGCAATTTCATGTGAATGTTTGTCAGCCATCGTTGCAATCTCATGAGCTAACTTATTCTTTTGATCTTTGTCCTCTATGAATTTATCGAGCAATCCTGTAACAGGACCTATTAGTGCTTGAAACATTTTACCTCCTTAGTTAAAACCATTTGAATATCTTTCCGTATATCACGACACATAATAATATCAGGATAACAAATACACCTATGCCAATAGCTTTCTTTATTTGTTCTCGTTCTTCCATTTCTCTGCGTAGTTGCTCCTTCTTTCTTTTGCGTAACCTTCCAATCTCTGCCTGAAGGTTCTCCCATTCCTGTAAACCATTGTCGGCATACAATAAAAAAATTTCTCGTAATCGATCTTTCTTTTCTTTGATTTCTTTTTTGCGAAGGTATGCTGCCATAGCATCTTCTTCTATTGATGAGAGTCCGAGCTTCGATAACATCCCGCCCTTACCCTTGTTACTTGCATGAACATCAAGAGAGCTTTCAGCAATTGCCCACTTTGATACACTACTCGCTAGTTCATGAATTTTTTTTCCTGTCTTGATTCCTTCTTCAATCAACGCTATTCCAGATTTGCAAGCTGCGTATGCGGATAATGGATCAAGCATTTTACACTTTCATAAAGATAGAAATTAAAGCCACCACCACAGCAACAGTATTACCCATAATAATATTTTCTAATCTTTTAATTCTA